CATTCTGTTCCAACTGTTTCCAACTTCGCGGACATTCCCGCTGACTGGACTTGATGATGAGCTATACCGTGCTTCGCTTGGAAGACGTGCCCGACCGGCGCGAGTGTTTTGTGCAGGTGCAATTTACGGACGCCTCTACCGGCGCGTCCATTCCCTACGCGCAATGGCTAACCGGCAGTGCGTATGACGCCTGGAAGGCTGATCCTGAATCGTTGGATGCCATGATTGCCGACTGGGAAACTTTGGCGTTCAATCAGTATTACGATGCGTCCACCATCACCCCCCGGCAAGCGCGACTGGCTTTACTGAGCGCCGGCCTGTTGGATGCGGTGGAAGCCTATGTCGCCACGCAGCCGCGTGCCGTACAAGTGGAGTGGGAATTTGCCAATGAGATTCGCCGGGATTGGCCTCCGGTGGTCAATGCGGCGAGTGCGCTCGGATTGACCAATGCGCACGTGGACGCGCTGTTTGCGACGGCGGCGCGGTTGTGACCGGCACCCTCCCCAAGCGCATTGCCGCCGCTCAGTTGCAATGCACAGGATGAGCCGATGATTGAAGTCAACATCCAGAACATCGAGGCCATCCGCGCCACTTTTGCCCGGCTGGTGCCGGAAGCGCAAGCCCAGGTGCTCAAGGGCCTGGCGCAAGTCGCGTTCGATACCGCTCAGCGGCAGGTGGACACCCATACCCAGACCGGGGCGCTGGCCCGCTCGTTGCGGCTGCGGTCGGATGGTGACGACGGCTGGATCATCGGCCACGACCAGCAACATGCCCCCTACGCTCCCTGGGTCCACTGGGGGACAAAGCCGCACATCATCCGCCCGCGCGAGAAGAAGGCGTTGCGCTGGTCGTCCGGGCAGGGCGGCAAGACCGGCTTCGTCTTCGCCAAGTGGGCGAAGCATCCCGGTTATGCCGGTGACCCCTGGCTGGTCCAGGCCGCCGATGAAGCCGTGCGTCAATTTGACGCCATTGTGAAGCGTGTGGAGGTGTGAATGGCCCTGACCCTGACTTATGACGATGCTTACCTGGCCCCGCTGATCGCCGCCAAGGAAGCGTGGGAAACCCGCGCCCTGGCCGACGTGGCCGACCTCGGCACCTTCCCCGCCCCCTGGCCCGACAAGTTGGCGGTGCTGCGCGCCTACATCCTGTGTTGCCTGGAAAGCCTGGCCGAGGAGACGGACGTGTTCAGCACCAAGCTCAAGCAGTATCAACCGGAGTTCAAGGCGGCGCTGAATGCCGCGCGGATCGCGGCGAATGCCGCCGCTACCACGCCGATTGATTACCTGTTCACGCCGGTGTTGCGAGGCTGATATGACGCCTTGGGAACTCTTGACGCAGATCAAGGAAACGCTGGCGGTCCTCCCCGGCATTGCCAGTTGCCAGATCGGGCTGGAAGCCAACATCACGCCGAGCGATTACCCGCTGATTCGGATCGTGCCGACCCGGCTGGCGCCCGAAGATGATGTGGGCCACGACGCCACGCTGGACGTGACCGTTTATTTCGGCGATGCGCTGCTGGAGTCCAGCGACGGCCTGGAAACGGTCTATGCCGGGCTGTTCACGCTGGAAGCGGCGATTCGGGAGGCCATCCTGTTCACCGCCAAGCGCACGGCCTGGCTGGCGGGGAATACGATGACGGCGCGTTACGTGGATACGCTGTTTGATGAGGATCGCTTGCCGCACTACAAGATCATGGCGAGCCGGTTTGCGGTGGTGGGGTAGCGCCGTCCGTGGCGCGGGGATGGGTCAACCCCCCACCCTTCGCCACTTGTACAGATCATCCTTGCCTTCGTTGTAAATCGCCTCCAGGCTCTGGCCGCCTTTCGCCCGCTTGAGCTTGTCCCAACTGCCGGCGATGTCGCGCGCTTCCTTGGGGGGCAGCTTGGCGAGAAACGCCTGCTCGGCCTTGGGGTTGAAGCGAGGCTTGGCGTTGAAAATATCTATCTTGGGGGAGACGACGCATCGGCAGTGCGGATGCAGGGGGGGCTTAGGCGCATCGGCTTTCGGAAATACGCCCGGCCCTAATCCGTACCGGTCAACCTTTGCCATAGCGTCGCATTGATCGGCCTTGGGATGGGTACTGCTCATACGGAATTGCACATACTCAATCTGCTCCTCCTCCATGAGTTCCTTGGCGACCTTGTCCGTATAGTTCCGATGCAGTTCCGTCCGGGCGATGCGGTTGGCAAAGTAGCGGTTGCGCTCGTAGAACGCCACCTTCAGCGCCTTTTCCAGCGCATCCATGCCCGCCCCGGCTTCCGCCTTGCGGATCGCTTCCAGGTACGCGGCGCGCAAGGCCGGTGTCTTGAGGGCGGCGGCTTTGAACTTATCGAACTCCACTTGCAGGTATTTGGGCAGGGGCTTGACGATGTTGAGCGGGTCTTGCTGGAAGTCATACCCCTCGTACAGCGCCTTGCGCAGCTCCCGGGCGGTATGAACGCCGGCCATGTGCTTCTCGATGATCTGCTGGGAAACCCCCGCTACGGCCTGTGCGTTGGCATACAGCGCGTCCGACAGCTTCATCCGCCCCACCTTGTAGGCTTTGACCTCAGAGACGCCCAGCGACGATTGCAGGAGGGCGTTGAGGGCTTCGCGGAACCCGGCGATGGCGTCAGCGTTGAACTCCTTGAGGACCGCATCCAGCGCCGCGCGAGGTTTCGCGCCAGCCCGGATTTTCTCCAGCAGCTTCACAAACGCCGCTTCCGCCGCGCGCCGTACCGAGGCGTCGGATTCGGCCAGAATGGCAAGATAGCGGTCGTAGCCGATCATTTGTATTTACAATTACATTTAAAAAAATCAGATTTACTGACATACCAAGAAAGATCAAACATTTTCCCATGCTCAATCAGCATAGTTGTATTAAGGCTTATGATGACTTTCTGCATATAGGCAGCAAATCGTTTTTTATACTCACGGTGTTTGTGCCATCCATACAATTTAATTTCTTTATTCCACATAGCATCAAAACGAAGTTTTGCATCACGTAATTCTTGATGGCAAAACTTCTCATGCGGGTCTTCTCCTACTGTAATTTTTATCACAGCGCCGCTACCTTCAAGCCCACCGGCCCGCCGCTGGTCATCCCCAGCGCCTGCCAGGCATAGGCCGCTGCATCCGCCGCGTCGTCCCACTCTCCAACTGGAAAGGCCAGCAATTCATCCTCAAACCAGCCGGGCAAGCCGGGCGCGTGTTTCACCAGGCCCTGCTCGTAGCGCGCCGCCAGCGGCAGGAACCGGGTCAGCTTGTCCTTGTCGGGGCGCACCCCGCGAATCGGCAAGGCGGTGGTTCGGTTCAATTCCTGAATCACGGCGGCCTGGTATTGCACCTGTTCGATGGCAATGCTTGTCGGACGCCATTTTGACGCCATCTGCTGAATGAACTGCAACACCTGATGGAACGGGGCGCGGAGGCGCTGGGCATCGCGCACGTAAATCGTGCCGTCGCGATCCCGGCTCAGGGCGACAATGGCGCTGTAGTCGGCGTCGCTCTTGACGCTGATCGCCAAATCTACGCCGAGCACTACGGGGAGAAGGCCCGCCGGTTCCCCGGTCGCCAGCCACTCGCGCTTAAGGACCGCGCCGGCGAAGTCCACAAACTGCGCCAGCACCTCCTGCTGGTAGATCAGGCCGGGCAGTTCAAGCCGCATGGCTTCGATTTCTGCGGGCGGGATGAACGGGTTGTCGTGCGTCGGCAACTGCCAGCGCGCCCACTCCGAATCCGCGCCGCCCCGGTCAAACAGAGTCTTGAAGTAGTTGGTTCCTTTCGGCGTACTCAGGAACCAGGCGTGGCCCTGGTAGTCGGCCAGAGTCGGGCGAATCGCGGCGGTCCAAGCTTCTTCGAGGTTGCGCGCCATGGCTGCCTCGTCAATCACCGCCAGCGCATACTTGCGGCCCCGGCCCGCGTCGGTTGATTCGAGCGTCCAGAAGTCAATGCTGCCGCCACCATGCAGTTCGATGCGATGCTGTTGGGAATCCTGCCGGGCGATCAGCGGGGCCAGCTTCTTCCGCACTTCCCGGAACGCCTCGTCGAGCAATTTATACTGCGGCGCGAACCAGCCCACCGGGCGGCCTCGCCCCGCCACCGCCGCCAACCCATTCAGCCCTGTCCCCTATACCCCTCTGACCCCTCCGACCAAAAAGATAGAGGAGT